AAAATGAGATTGTTTGCTCCGTTAGTTAAGGGCAGAGAAAGCAAGATAGCTTTGTTTCAGCTTTATGCTGTAGCACGTAGATCGGTTCGCCTCCTAAGTGAAGGCAAGGCTGTTATGGGTAGGGAAGCTATTATCCATTCATTGCGTTTGGCTCATACCAACGAAGAGGTAAAAGATATACTTGATATGGCAGGGCTTACTAATGAAAATGGTGCGCCGTATACTCTTGATGAGATTGCTTCTATAGGTGGAGACATCACTCCTGATCCTGTTCTTAATGAAGTCTTTACTAACTACCAAACTTATAACGGTTACGTAGTCCAGTTTCTTATAGACAGTGGTGTAATTACAGAGGAGATGGGTGAGGTTTGGATGGAGACAGCAGACTATATCCCTTATTACAGACAGATAGATATGGAGTCTAGTGATTATGATTTAATGTCAGAAGAAAAAATGCTTATGCCTGGCGTTAGGCCACCTTTGGAGTTAAAGGGAGGCGGTGAGGTTTACCGACTTTATGCTCTTAATAAGAAGAAAGATGGCACAACCTCAAGAGATGTAATTCCTGTTGACTTTCCCACCTTTGAAGAAGCCGATCGCTATAGAGACACTTTAATAAAAGAAGGTGTTATAGTAGAGGAGCCAGTTAAAGAACAACTGTTGGTCGAAAATTTTATTCAAAATGTATCTTTAAATTTGCAGTCAGCTATTCAAACAGGATTAACAAACATAATGTATCAAAGAATGATGAAGAATATGATTACTGTATATCCTGATAGCACTCTCAGACTGGGTAAAGAAAAAGTAAACCAACTTAATGCCGACCCAAAAAGAGCAGAAAAAATTCCATACATAACATTCAGGGTTAATGGTGAAGATGTAACCATGACAATTCCCGATCGTGTAGTTGCCAGCGCTTTTGCAGAGTTAAACTACAGACCCAACCGTGTGGCTGCTAGTATTGTGGGGTTTGCCGCAAAGGTTTTACGTGAACTGGTTACAAGAAGTATAGATTTTATAGCTAAAAATATGATCAGAGATACCATGAGTGCCTTTGGTACTACGGGGGCTGGCGGTGGGAAGACAGGGCTAGGTGTTAGTAGAAGTTTTATACCTGGTATTAGTACGTTAATAAATTTTGTAAAGGCTATTAGGCCAGACTTTTCTAAGACAGCTACACGAATGGCAGAAACTGGAGTTATGACAGCTTATGATTATGCTGGAGATCCGAGCGATGCAGAGAACGCAATTAAAAAAGCATATAGAAGAGAGGCTATGTCCACCGCTGAAAGATTAACCCCAATTAATCTTACTATGGAAGTATGGGAGGGGTTAGGTGAATTAACTAGAGCCTCAGACATGGGTACTCGTATGGCTGTTTATGAAGCATACTTAAATGATCGTTATAACGAAGCATACAAAGCTGGTATAGAACAGTATGGATCAGGTCCCAATGGTGAGGCAGCAGCTAGGGCAGATGCAGAACAAGCCAGGATAGATGCTGAACCAGAAGCTATATTTGAAGCTAAAGAAGTAATTAACTTTGCATCAAGAGGGCAGTCTAGGGCTATTAGATACTTAACTATTATGATTCCTTTTTTAAATGCAAGGATGCAAGGGCTTGATGTGCTTATAAGATCGGGTGTTTTACCGTTTACTAAAGGACGAACCGATCTTTCTCCAGCATTACGTAAAAGAATAAAAAGAACAGCTATGATAAGAGGCATGTTTTATATAGGCGTATTTACTGGCTACTCTATGTTAGTAGCAGATGATGAGGAATATGAAAATCAACCTCAAGAAGTCAAAGATAACAACGTCATTGTTCCATCTAAATATATACCAGGATATGACGGACCCCCTATAAAAATTCCCAAGCCGTTTGAAATAGGTTTACTCTTTGCGACCATTCCCGAAAGAATGTTTAGATACATGACAGAAAGAGACACGGCTGGAGATCTAAAAGATTCTATAATGAGGGGGATAAGGACTACTTTTAAAGTTGATTGGCCTCAGTTTATGTTACCTCTTATGGAAACAATATTTGGTGGAGAACATGGCTGGTCATCTTTTACTCAAAGGCCATTGGAAACAGGTGTGCCTTCGAGAGGTGCGTATTGGAGGAGGTTTAATAATTCCACCACAGAGATAGCTAAAGATCTAGGAAAACTCCCAGTAAACTTTGAAGATCCTAATGCATTTTTTCTACCTGAGGGATTATCTCCTATAAAAATTGATCATATTATTAAGAGCTACTTAGGTACGCTAGGTATATACGGCTATATGTTGGTAGATGAACTGTATAAACGAGGGAAAAGTGTAGTAACAGATGAAACCTTTGCCCCCACTCCAGAAAAACCGTGGCACAGGATGCCTATACTAAGAAGTTTCTTTGCTGATCCTTTAGCCAGAGGTCCTGTAAACGAATTTTGGGCTTTGAATAAATTAGTTACGGAAGCAATCGAAACAGCAGAAAGTTTATCATCTACAATTAAACCTTACAGAGATAAATATATTATATCACGAAGTAACATTACTAAATACGAGGGCGAATTTAAAAATATAAGAGAGCAGTTAAGTGAGATTAGAAAAGCAAAAGAACGGTTAAGAGATAATATAAATCTATCGGGATCAGACAAACGTGTAATACTAGAACAGCTAATTAAAAAAGAATTGGGTATAGTAAAAGAGATTGGGCGTATAAAGAAAGATATACAGAAACCAGTGGAGATAGGTAGGTAAGGAGTAATAAAAATGTTGTCATTATTAGGTAGCTTGTTGGGCTTTGGTACTTCTTTTTTACCTAAAGTCCTTGATATATTCCAAGATAGGAGTGATAAAAAACATGAGCTTGCTGTTATGGAAATGCAGATCAAACAGCAAAAGGAAGTTGCAGATCAACAGTTGGAGGCTATTAATGTTGAAGCAGATATTAGAGAAGTTGAATCCTTACACGCATCTATGCGACCGACTGGGGTCAAGTTCATTGACGGTCTTCGTGGTTCTGTTCGCCCTGTCATCACTTATGCTTTCTTCGGGCTGTTCATCTTTGTCGAAGTCTCTGCTTATATTAGCCTCACCGCAGTAGGAGTGAGCGGATTAGACGCACTGGAAACTGTGTGGGATGATGAGACAAGTGCCTTATTTGCAGCGGTGATTTCATTCTGGTTTGGGGGTAGGGCAATAGCGAGGAGTAAATGAAGTGCAATGACAAGGGGCTGGAGATCATCAAGGTATTCGAGGGTTACCGTTCTCGACCGTATAGGTGCAGTGCTAATGTTGCCACTATTGGTTGGGGTTCTACCTTTCGCTTGGATGGCAGACCAGTTCGTATGGATATGGAACAGATTACAGAGGACGAAGCTGAAGCGTTACTGCGTCACGGCTTACGGCACTGTGAAAGATCGGTGGATAAGTTAATCAAAGTTGACCTTAACTCTAATGAGTTCAGTAGTTTGTGTAGCTTTGTATATAATTTAGGAAGTGGCCGACTGCAATCCAGCACCCTTAGATCTAAGCTAAACAGAGATGACAGAGAAGGTGCGTCCAATGAGTTCCCTAAATGGAGAAGGGCGGGAGGGCGTATATTAAAAGGCTTGGTTCTAAGAAGAGAAGCTGAAAGAAAATTATTTTTACTATAGCAGCAGCTCTGTTGTGTGTTATCTAATAGATAACAGAATATAATAAAAGGATCACAAGATGGTGATAGCTGAAACCTTATTCGGATTGCAGTTGGTGCAACAAAGTTGCAAGGCTATCAAGATGGCTATGAAAAGTGCTGAAGATATTTCAGAGGTAGCTTCACACATCGACAATCTTTTTAAAGGACAAGAGCAAGTAAAGAAGAAAGCCCACCCTATTGCATCTAAGTGGGGTGGTCTTGTTAAGGGTGTGACATCTGATAACTTCCTTCAGATGGCTATACAGGAAACTGTTGAGGAAAAAATATGTCAGGAACAAATTGATAAGATCTCTCTGCTTTTAAACCAAAGGTTTGGGAAAGATACATGGGGTTACATTTTATTAACCAGAGAGCAGAAACAAAAAGAACATGAAGAGCTTGTTGAAAAAAGAAAGAAGATGTCTAAAAAAAGATGGAACAAAGTATTTAATGTAATGGGAGCGATTCTTGCTATTGGTGCATCTGTTGGTGCAATCGTGGCTCTTGTTATATTTGGCAAGAAATAAATGGAATTATTAACAGAGCATTGGCATCAAATAATATTTGTACTTGGTGTAATAGTAATGCTT